ATCGTGAGGTTGCCGGTCAAGGTGGATGTTACCCGGATCAGCCCATACTTGGCCTGATCCAGGGTATAATCAACGTCGGTCAGTGTCACCGTGCCCGATGCCGTCGAGATCGCGACCTGTCGCCCGATTGCCGCTTCGAGCATCTGCAGGTTCGTGTTGACCTTATCACCCCAGGCGTTGTTCTGCTCGCCCGTAGTCATCAGTTCTAGTTTCAGCGATGACGATGCAGTTGAAGCCATTACGTGATCCTCAGGATGGCGGGAAGTGTCGTCGGAAACGCCACCGAGAACGTACTAGCTGTGACTGTTCGCGTGCCGCCCAGGTCGAGCACGAGCACCGCATAGTTAGATGCCGAACTGTTATAGATCAGCGCCCATGATGCCGAAAACGTCGCGGTCGACCAGGTGACCGTGTCGTACCGATACGTGATGCGGCCATCGCTGTCGGTCGCTGGATATCCGGACGCCAACGCCATAGTGGCGCCGCCTGCTGAGTACCCGGTGCCGCTCGCCTCATTGGTGGCCGAATAGGCGGTTGTCGCCGCCGTGAGCGCGCTGGTGTACAGCGCCATCTTCAGCGTCGCCGTCGTGAGGTTGTGCGTTCCCGTCGCCAGTTGACCTCGGAACGTTGCGGGCACGATGATCGCCATCAGCGTGTCCTTTCCACGGTCGGTGCCGGCGCCAGCGGCTCGAAGGGTTCGGCGCGCACGTCGCGCCAGAACGCCCGTAGCGGGCCGATCTTGGCTGCATAGTCCTGCTCGAACTCGGTCACCCGCTCCGGTGCGATCAAAAACCGCTCGCTCTCGACGAGGGATGCCGCCAGCAACGCGTCGGCGGCATTGTCCGTGAACCAGTTCGTCGTGTTCGATGCTGACAGCGCCTGCGGCCGGTCCAAGTGCCGAACACGGATCGAGTAGACGTTGTCCGGCGTTGGCGCGAGCGTGATCGCTGTATCGGCCTCGCTGTAGTAGAGCGGCGGCCCGCTGCCGCCATACATGGCAACAAAGTCGTAGGTCCGTCGGTCCAAAAACCGACTGTTGGTAGCATCATAGATGCTCTGCACAAGGTCCACCGACTTGGTCAGTGTCGCCGATCCTGTCGCCGTCGTGGTCGTGACGTTGACATTCCAGATCGAGAGATCGAGATCGCGCAGCAACCGATCCTCGGCGCGGTTGATCACGCCTGGAGCTGCCGCGACGAACTCCGTCGACGTGTCCTCGATATAGGTGCCGATCAGCTCCAGCAGATCAGAGTAGTTGGTTGTCCATTGAGCCATCAGACGATCACCTGCGAACTGCCGAAGGTGACCAGGACGGCGCCCGTCGATACCGTGATTGCAGGGGTCCACATACGGCCGGCGTAGAGAGCATCCGCGTCGGCTTCGTAACCGATGCGTACCGTCACACTGTCGATGACAGCCTCCGGTGCTGGCCGATGCAACGCGATGCGATCGGCGCCAACCGCGCGCGGGAACCGTTGGGGATGCTGTGCGTCGCGCTCGCGCCGATGCACCCGGATACTCGGATTCTCGCCATCCTCGACCAGGTCAGCATACCGGACCTTGCGGCCGGTGCGCATATCGTAGCCGATCGGTTTGCGGCCCAGTGTGCGGCTCATTATGACCTCCCCCGCCGGCTGCGCCCGAACCCGCGCCCGATCACGATCACTTCCGCTCCGGTCTTGATTGACATCTTGGCCAGCCGCTTGGCCATGTCGAAGCGGGCGTTGAGATACGCGACCTTGTCGTCCTTGAACTTCTCGGCGAGCCGCAGCGCGAGACCATAAGCAAGAGCGTCCCACCATAGCCGGTGCGCGTCGGGACTGTCCGACAGTGCCAGCGTATCTTCCGCCATGCGCAGCCGGTCATAGACGACCGTGATTGCAACTGTTGGGATAGGCCAGAATACCATCACGGGACTGTTAAGGGTGTCATGGTTGACGTAGTATTGGCTCGGCGCGTTGGCCGTGCTCGTTGGTGTCGCCAGCATCAGAAAGTCTTGCCGGTTGACACGCGTCAGCGGACGATAGCTGGTCTCGCCAGCCGGCAGGATCATGACGTCGTTGACCTCGACCGTGCCGCTGGCCAGCGCCAGCGAGCTCGCGGCAGCCGACAGCGACGTGCTCTCCCGGTCGACCCGCCAAAAGATGTCGGGCTGTTCCGATTGCAGCTCAAGAAGCACATAGTTCAGCGACGATTTGGCACTCGTGAGGTGACGATGCGTCAACGTCGCCGGGTCGATCCCAGCACGCTCCGCCGCTTCCTCGATGATCGAGGCGTTGGTCGGAGACCATGCATAGGTGCCAGAAGTTGCCATGTGTGCCTGCCAGGTTATCGGTCATTCCGTCGTTTATTGTTTCTGCATCTCCACGATGATCGAATACGAGTCGCCCGCCGAATGACCGATTGTCGTCAGCATGATGTCGCCAGTGATGCCCGATCCAGCGTTGTTCGAGATACCGCCGAACGCCGAGAAATCGTGGCACCCTTCCTGATCGGCCGCGATGGTCCACGCCACCACGTCGGTGGTGGCGTCCCACAACAGCCGGGCAGCCATGCCGAAAGTCGCATAGTGTATTCGCGTGATCCTGACGGTGGTCGGAGCGCCCAGCATCGTCGACACGTCGACCTTCAGCACGGCCGCTTCGCCAGTGCCGTCGCTGATGTTCGTGAACTTCATCACCAAGTTGCGCTCACCGTCGATGAGCGTCTGCGAGGTTACAGCATCGGCCATGGGCCAGCCTCCCTATCAGCGCTCGGAAGCAGCAAAGATGTAGTCGATGCTCATAGTCTTGGCGACAGCTTCGCCGTTCTGGATGCCGAACGATACCGTCAGCTCCTCGACATCAGGCATATTGGTCGTGACCGATGAGCCAAGGTGGACGTCGTTAACGTAATACTTGATCTCGCCCTTGCCGTCATAGGCGAAGGCGACCGTCAGGAAGGTATCGGACACAAGAGTGTAAACCGCCGTGGCCGCCGTATCAGTCGACGCCTTAGTGACATGGAAGTCCAGGAACGCGTCACCGTCGTCCTTCTGAAAAAACACCCCGTTGCTTACGGCCAGAGGCGTTGTGTCGGTGATTTGTAGGCCCATGATGATATCGGACTGGGTTGCGTCCGATACCTTAAACCTTGCCTTGAAGAGCATCCTCTTGTTGGCAACAAACAAGAAGCTCTCACCCACCTTTTGAAGAAAATTGCGATCGTCATCCGCCGCCGCGTTCGTAATCAGCAACACACCACCATCGCAAGCCCCGGCCAGGGAAGTCAAGGCCCGCGACCCTGTTCCTGTTTCCGAGACCGTCCAGTCCGCTGCGACGTACGTGTCGAAGTCGTTAAAGTACGTGTGCCAGTCCATCGGTGCCGGCAAGCCATAGCTGCCGAGTGAGTTGGTCAGACTATTGGTTGTGACGCCGCTAATAAACCGTGCGGGAGTGGGCATAGTGTCGTCTCCATTTTCGAGCGTTGGGAGGGTCCCAACGTCCCCCGTTAAGGGGACGCTCGGCTAGGCGTTCTGTTATTAGGCACCTGCAGAGCTGAACCCGCCGCGCCAATCCGTCCAACCGAAAGAATATCTTTCGGATGCTTTATATCTTAGGTTGCCTGTCTCGAAGTCACCCTCGGTGCCACGCTTCAATTTGCGACGCTGAAAGTGCTTCAAACCATCGGCGGCATCTGTCACGATGGTCCACTGATCACTATCCGAGAGGTAGTGGTTGACGTTATAACCGTCCGGCAGAACGCGCATGTCCTTTATCGCGTTCGTATCGTTGTTGGCCGTCCCGGAGCGATTATCCGATTTCAGCACGCGGTGCACGGCGTACTGCGACTGGCGCGGGATGATCAGTCGCATTCCCTTGACGAGGATGGGAATACCGCGATCGTCGGTCCAACCCTCGATCTGCACGAGGGCGTCTTCCAAGCTCTCTTCCGAAAAGTCGGCAGGCGTTGCCAGCGTGTTGGATAGAGTGCCGCCGCCTTGCAGCGGATGGTCGGTCGCGAACAGCTGCTTGGCATCGCCACCGAGATATGAGGTCGAGAAGCCGTTATTGATTACGCTTGCCCCGCGCACCTCTTTGGTGTACTTCATGCCGCGCGCGAGAGACGTGGAATACTTGGCGCCGAGATCGCCGTAGCGGTTGTCTTCCACGGCCTCTTCCGTGATACGAAAGGCCAGCGCGATTGTGGAATGCGAATACCGCGCAACCCAACCCTCGGAACCGCCGTCGTAGGTGACTCCGGAGCCCTCGGCTTTCACCGACGCTCCGCCCAGACCGACCATCAAAACGTCTTCCTCGAAAGCTTTCGAGGACTGATGCGTTTTGAATATCTTGGACCACTCCGGGTCGTAGTCGTCGTATTCCATGCCGAAGACGGTATTCAAGCCGTCCTGCAGCTGCTTCTGAAACATCGCGCGGGTCATGGTTGTCATATGCGCATTCCTTTCTCAGCCGGCGGGAGCCGCTATGGGGTTAGATCTCGGCACCAACCGTCTTGCCGTAATTGTGCGTGACGTAGCTGACGATGGCGACCGCATTGGCACCGACTGCCAGCACGTCCTGATTGCCCGCCGCATTGCGGATGGGACGATCGAGGACGATGTCGACCAAGCGGAACTGGGTCTCTGCGCCCGCCGCGTATACGATCTGCTGTGCCGATTGCCCAGTCGCAGTCGAGCCTGAAGAACTGGCGTCAAGATTGACGTACTGGCCGATGTCTGCGAGCGCGAGGGTGCTATCGGATTGAACTTCGAGCCGAGCCAACGGATCATCTTCGATCAACGCCCATCGATCCGAACCCGATAGCGTCGCTTGCGATGCGGGCCAATATTTGGAATACCTGACCGACCCGTCCGCAAGGACATATTCGCAACCCCGGAACACGCCGAGCGGCACCACCGCGTTGGTGCCAACGATCACGGTGCCGTCCGCAGCCAACGAAACCATGTCGCCGGAAAAAATGTTGGAAGCATAGGCGGATGCGATGCGATACCGGTTGGTGCGCCCAGGCGTACCGCCCGCCATACTCCCCACGACACGGAACCCGAACGGTGCATCTGGATTGGCCATTGCGTTCTCCTCTATTCGGCCAGAGTGCTAGGCTGACGGCCGCGTGTGGACGTCAGCTCCTCTTCTCGTACGATCGGGGGGGCGCCCATCTTGGCGCCTTCACGGCTAGCCGTGTCCGTGTCGTGCGAGACGGATTTAGTGAGGCGGGCCTGCTTCTCGGCCACAACCTCGCGATAGCGTTTGACGAAGGCGACGGGGGCCTCGCACAGCACCATGCCGCCGACCGTGATCATGTCGGCGCCCTGGCCGTTGGCCCGGTGCTTGGGCAAATGGCGCCATGAGGATGGCAGCGTCGCGGGGTCGCGGGCCTGCCAGCCCATGCGGAACTTGCGGTTCCAGTTGAGCATGTCCTGCTCGCCACGCATGTCGAAGCGTATCCACCGCTGCGACATGCCGGGACGCGGCGGCGGCGTCGATTGCAGGTTGCTCGGCGACATCCAACTGTCGTCCTCGACAACCTCGCGAATGCGATCAAGCCGGACATCGGCGTCCCGCGTCTCGCGCAGCAGCGTGCGCGGCTCCGCCGTGCGAATCGGCGCGCCAAGCTCGGCGAACTCATCGTCCTCCACGTCCGGGTCAAACATGCCGGCCACGTCACGCCGGTCTATTGTGTTGGTCGCTGTGATCTTGGGCATGGTGCGTTATCCGTGCTGTTCGGCGGCTAGGCGGCGTGCTTTCTCGCGAGCGAACGCCTGCACTGCCTTGGGATTGGCTGTGTCGATCTTGAGGGCGCGCATGATGGCGCGGTCGCTGCCGTCGAGTTGGACGCGCCCCCGCTTGATCCCGTCGCTGCCGCGATAGG